AATAAACTAACTTGTTTATAATCCATAAAAGAAAATTAATTATTACCCTAAAAATTGGATATAGTAACGCTAAAACGTGCATTATAGGTAAAATAACCACAATAATCGGTGTAACGATAGTTAATAGAATATTAAATAAAAAGTACAATAAATCAAAATTTCGCTGTCCATCATTTGTTGGAAACCTATTATTCTCACTCGCACATGACTTGTCTAAAATTTCTTTTATACCGTAATGTGACGCCCTATTAATACCGTATTTCCAACGGTCAATATGTGCCGCTGTTGTATATACCTTATTATAACCAAACAAATAAAATGTGTCTTCACATTTTATTGCGGAATCTTTATCATAATAATCCGACCAATCTAATGAAAACGAATATGATTTATTTCTATTTATAAAATTGGTATTGGAACCCATATTAGGCGCGGTGCCACCTGTCCAATGTTCTTTTATATTTGGAATTAAATAATTGGCCCTCATTATTTGAGTTTGTAGTCCCGCCTCATTTTGCCATTTAACTTTAAACCTATACTTAGATTTAGTTGGTATACCGACTGTTGGGTCAACTGAAATAACTCGTTCCCCGAACTCGTTAGTAGTTACATAATCTAAGTTCATCGGTAGGTCAATTAACCAAGCACCGTTATCATCTATAACATTACCACCATCCTCTAATTGGTATTGTTCAAGTACTGGGTCACCATTCTCATCTTCTTGTATCGTTTGTCTTATGGCTAAAATCTCTCCAGGACCTGCAACCATATCACATAGGTTACCCGTATCTTTTTTAGGTCTACAATTGGCTTTGATATATTCATCATCATTTGATGACGTAATTGAACCCATGAAAGTTGAATGAGGTAAGATTTCAATACCCTGGTCAGATAAATCAAAATCGACCCTAGTTATTCCAACGTCACACATCTCATCTTGTCCCCAAAATGAACTAACATCTATATCTTTTATTTCGTGAGCTATCTGTGGTAGTGAGTCAATATTTTCAGAATCTTTAAATAGTTGACCATTAAATTGAGATTTAACCCCTCTACCCATTCTAATTAAATCGGAAGGCCTTAATGAAAACTCACCCATATTAGACAGGTCTAAATCCATAACAATTTTTTGACTACCTAACGGTACCCCCACAATCATAAAATCACCTGACGCATTGGTTCTTACAGAATACTTATAATACTTTTCATAAACCTGTAAAACTTCTTTACGTGTTAATACATCATCAACCGAAGGGAACGTCCCCGTAGCATTGTGTCCATAGTACTCATCTTCATAAGGTAAAAGATTATAACGATACCCATCCTCATTTTTAGTGGTTGGTGTTTTATATGGGTAAAGTGTAGATATTATCGGGTCTTCTTCATCCACACTATCTAAAGGTATAAAAATAGAAATATGGGCGTTAGGTACACCTAACCCCCCATTGGCGATAACACGACCTACAACGACCCCATAGTCGGCACAAAACTGTGTGTATAAATCCTCTTGTCTTAATTTTAAAGACAGAATTTCTAACGAATCAAAATCTTGGTCAATTTTAACATTAATATTTCTATCAACACCAGGTTCTGTTCTTATTCTAATTGATTTCGGCATAATTAGTTTTTAAGATAAATAGTTATTCATCCTAATTTTAATTTGATTTTGTCAAAAGTATATGGATAGATTTAAGAGAAGTCGACATTTTTAAGTGACTTAGCCCTTACTTTGATATCGTTATCGGGAAAACGAATTTGATACACCTGATTTGGTTGAGCAAAAATGGTATCATCAATTAACTTTATTTCTTTTGTTTGACTATCAGAATATCTTTGTGATGTTTGCGAATTAGAGTACCTACCCCCAACTTTTCCAAAAACCTTTAAGTCAGATAATGAAATAACACCTGGAATATCTTGAACGATTCTTCTAACATCTGAAACATTAACATTACTACCTAACTGTTGTCTTTGAGGTGAAAAATAACTATCTACAGAATTAATAATATTTGTGATAATTTGCCCTTGATTTTGAGTCGAATCCATAACAACTGATAAGTCAAATTCTAAATCCACTACGTTTGCACTTGATATGGAGATATAATCATTTATCATCCTATAATGTGATAAATAATTAGCAATATTTTGTTTTAATGTATTAGATACCGATTCAGTTAACTTACCTTGGGTGTCGTATGAAAGAATTTCAATTTTTATTTTATTATCTTCTTCAGTAATCGCAGCCTTAGCAGGTGCACCATATCTACTCGGCATAGTTCTAACTAATGAATTATAATCATTAACCGTTACCGCTCTTTTTTGTGCGGCAAAATTAAAGGATACCATATTTCTAACTTCCTCAGCAGTTGGTAAATCACCTCCACCGATTGCCGCGGTAACATTATTAGTTCTTAAACTTTCAATTACATTTTGACTAATTGTACTTGACGGTCCATTTACATCAAAAAATGTTGTACCAAATTGAGTTAATGTATCAACACCAATATTAGACGCCTTACCACCACCAACTCTATATTGTACAAATAATGTCGTGTTAGCCCTAACAGTAACACCTAAACCAATATTATTTTGATAATCTTGTATTCTTAACGGAACTCCCGTTCTTGTGAATTCTTGTAACTGTTCTTCAGGTGTTGTAGTACCACCACCAAAATTTATTTTACAATACCCTTCAGGTGTATATTCAGAAACAAATCGTGTTTCAGTCTCAATATACTTCCCAACTTTAATACCTGGTTGGTCAGCAGGTTTAGTTGGGTCCTCAACAAATATTTTAGACTCAGCCAACGCATCGACTTCATACCATTTGTTAGTTGAACTTATAAATTCATCATATGTAGGTGGAGACTGATAGTTAACCCCATCTTTTTGTATTATAGAAGTTATACTAATAACATTCTTTTCAGGTAAAAAGAATTCAAAAAATGGTCTAACATCGTTATTATTAATAACCTTTTTAAAAGTTTTAGTTAAACCATTAACTACAACCTCTCTTTTGGTCATAGTATAATTTATTAAACGATTATTGGCGTCAAAATTTGGTGTCTTAGTACGATTCGGGTAACCTTCACTATTATACTGTGAACTAAACTCAATGTCATTAGGGTTCTCAAATACTTGACCCCCACCAATAAACTGAGAACCCGCTCTCATAGTACCCAAATATCTCTCATCTTCTTGGTCACCTAAAGCCGGTACTGTAATTGATACATCAACTAAAGCGATGGAAGGTCTATTACCGGGTATTTTTAACCCATACGTTCTTGCGATATTATATATTGATGACTTCTGTTGAGCATATTGAAGTACCGTTTCTTGTATACTACGGTCCATATGGTAATGTAAGTTATCACCAATCGCAGCGTTTAAATCCATAAATACCGAATAAATGGATGCGTCATTAAAATTACCTATTAAATCAGGGTAATATTGTTGAGTGTAATTTATCAATTCCTGTCTTAAGGATTGAAAGTCTCTATCTGTGTATGAAATTTTACGGTTAGCCATATACTATTAAATATTTATAATCACGAAATCTTTTGATGAAAATGTACCACTAACAATTGTATAGTCAATTCTTAGCTTTGCAGTGTACTCAACCGCACTATCACTAGCCACTCTAAAAATTTGACCACCTAACTCATCATAGTTTATTTCACCAGGTAAAGGTTCCGCCTCTACATAAGGTTCTATTGTAATATCATTTATTTGTAAATTAGGTATATACTTATCTACAGCTTGTCGGACATCGGCTTTTATAGCATCGAATGTTGGTCCATCCATTGGTTCAAAAATAAACTCATAAATACGAGTTCCAAAATCAGGTAAATAATATCTACTTCCTTTCCTAGTTAATATTAAATGTAGTAAATCTGCCCTAATCTCCTCATCAGTTGATTGAGTCAATCTAAGGTAGTCCCCTTGTAAACTATCCCTGAATGGAAAGAATACACCGTATGTTTTACCGTTCGCCATATTTCATAAATATAAACACAGATTATTTTATCTAAATATAAAAGAAAAAAGGTTAGACGAATCTAACCTTTTCACATAAAATACTATTATTTTATTCCTTAACCTTCACATGCAACACATTGTAAATCATTTAGATTTAACTTTTTCCTTGCAAATGCCTGTGCCGAATTCATAGAATGTTGGTAATATAAAGTTTTAACCCCCAACTTCCACGAGTCAATAAGTAATTTATTAACATCTTTAGTCGGCATCTCAGGTGATACCATTAAGTTTAGAGACTGTGATTGGTCAATAAAATCTTGTCTAATTGCCGCCTGATTAATAATCGATGATTGGTTAATCTCAGCAAAAGTTCTAAAGACATCTTTTTGTTCGTCACTTAGGAAGTCTAAGTGTTGTACTGACCCATCAGCCTTTTTTATACTATCCCAAGTCTCTTTATTATCTCGACCCATAGTGTCTAATAATTCTTTCAACACTGGATTTTTTATAGTTACCTTCATCTTAGCAACATCCT